CGGCGGCGGCGACGGCGGCAACAACTCCGTCAGTGTGCCCCCTCGCTGGCTTGTGCAAAACGTGCGGGCCCCTCTTTCGGCCTAAAGGCGTGGCTCGGGCCACGCAGCCCAGCACTTTGACACCAGCTTTAAAAAAAACCAATGAGTCATTATGGGCAAGCGCGCCCCGTGTCACATATCACATATCACATATCACATATCACAGTTCCCGTGTCACATATCACATATGTCTGCACCGTGTGCGCCCTCGCTCCGGCGGCGTGTCATGCAATCATGCAATCATGCAGCTGTTGTGCCGCAGTGCCGCAGTGCCGCAGTGCCGCAGTGCAGACGTGCGGAGACTCACAATGCTGCGAGCATTCATGCAAAAAATAGGAGGGGAATGATATAGTTTGGGGAGTGGTGTATAGTTATGAATGCTCGCAGCATTGTGAGCATGGGACACACAATGAATGAGTTTAGTAACGCTGATGGATTTGCAGCAGTAAAGGCTGCAATCAAGCGTCGTGATATCTCTGAGGTCTCTTGGACACTGCTGAGTCTTGCAATCGATGAGCTCCAAGAGAAGGGCACGGTATCAATGGGCAAGACTTCATTGATGGAGCTCCTGCGAGTTATCAGCGTGCAGAAAGGAAACTCTGAGATGAGTGAACGGATGAATAAGGTTGAAGAGCTCAAAGAGTGGATGCGGAAGGCTTCTTGAACACTCGAGGATTGGTTGGTCTGCGCAGTCCGGGGGAAGCTCCTCGCCGAGAAGATGATGCTTACTTTACACCGCGCTGGTGCATCGATGCTCTCCTCGACAGCGGCATCTTGGACCTGCAAGGGCAGCGTATCCTTGAGCCCTGTGCTGGTGATGGTGCAATCGTTGATGTGCTCTTGGAGCGAGGACACGATGTTGTTGGCCGAGACATCAATGACTGGGACCGTGGCTGGGGAGGGCATGACTTCAGGGATGGGATGACAGGCTTCGATGCCCTCATCACCAATCCACCATTCAATATGATGGACCGCTTCCTCACGGATGCCATCAGTGCTGCGCCCATTGTTGCTGTGCTTGGACGGACTCTCCTCGTGGAGGGCAAGCGGCGAGGGCATGATGTGTGGAGCGTGCGACCACCAAGCCACATCCTTCAGCTGCCCCACCGAGTTGACTTCCTTGACCGCAGTGGAGGCAAGGGCGGTGTAATGGTTTGCGCTTGGTTTATCTGGGATGGCAAGAGCACCGGGACAGCGTTTGTTTGGGGCAATGAATGAATACGGCTCTCATCAGCGAAATCATCAAAGATCCAATCTTGTTCTGCTCTCGCTTAACCATTGTTGATAAGCGTGGTCGTCCAACAAAACTGAAGCTCCGCAGTGAGCAGATACAAATCATTCAAGCACTCATTGCTGGTGATGACACACTCATTCTGAAACCACGACAGATTGGTAGCACAACTGCTGTTGCTGCTTACTTCTTTTGGAAGTGGTATACAGCGGCAAGCCCAGAGACTTATGTCAGTCTAAGTCACAAGCTTGCATCAGCGAAACATATCCTTGCTATTCAACAGCGATTCTTTGAAGGATTACCAAAGGTCCTGAAGAGGGCGCTGCGTGTTAGTAATACAACAACACTAACACTCGCTGATACTGGTGCAACTCTGATGGCCGCCAGTGCTGAAGGCAAAGGTGGACTACGAAGCTTTACAGCTACAGGATTGCATATCTCAGAGTTTGCTTTTACACCACACGCTGATGAGCTTAAAGCCACCGCTATCAGTGCTCTCAATGGTGGGCAACTCTGCATTGAGAGCACAGCCAACTTCTTTGGTGATCCACTCCACAAGGAGATAGAACTCTGGGAAGCTGAGCTTGTTGAGTGGAACTTCCTCTTCTTCCCTTGGACAGACCACATCGAATACAGCACTGATCCAACTGATGACTTCGAATGCGATCCTGACATGGGCCTCTCACCAGGCCAGCAGTTCTGGGCTGCTCGGATGATAGGCAAGCTTGGTGAATCATCATTCCGCCGTGAATATCCACTCTCTGTTGATGATGCCTATGCTCAAACAAGTGGCGCATGGATTGAATCCGACTCTCTAAAAGATATTCAAGTTGTCAAGCTTGAAGCAGAGGGCGGACAACTCTCGAATGTTGACCACAATGACAGGTATGCAATCGGCGTTGATGCAGGTGCTGGGACTGGCGGCGACTACTCAGCGCTTGTTGTGGTATCCGCTTCTACCGGTCAGCCTGTTGATATCAGACGGAGCAACAGGATGTCGCCAACTGAATGGGCAGAGGTTGTCGCTGATGCATCAGCAAAGTGGAAGGATGCAAAGGTCCTCGTCGAAAGTAACGGAACTTGGGGCGGTGTCATCATCACTGAACTCAAACACAGCGGTGTCCCTCTCTGGAAAGACACTGAGGGCAGAGACTGGATGACAAACGCCCAAAGCAAACCAATGATGCTCGAGTGTGTCAAAGATACCATCAGCCGTGGCGCCCTCTCAATCCTCGACAGCTGGACAATCGGTGAGCTTCGCTCTTTTAAGGTCGATGACCGTGGAAATCCGTTCTGTCCTCGAGGCGGTGTCCACCACGGAGACACGGTCATCGCACTGGCTCTCGCTCTGCAGTGTCTGAAGAAAGTTGATGTCCCAGACCGTCCGTATTTGCCTGCTTGGATTATCAACAAACGGCGACAGGAAGCCCTCGCTCGCGGCGCACAAAAACAATTTCGAAGATATTGATAAGTTTCCGTTGAGCGTTATACTTAGGAGATAAGATGCCACGCACAGAGAAAGACCGTATTCAGTTTATCCGCGCTGCTCTTCAACAGCACACTGATTGTTGGGATGAAGAACGGCCGCGAATGCGTCGTTATCGTAACGCATATTTGACACGCTTCTATGAAGACATGGATAGCAGCGACTCTGATTCATCAATTCGCGTAGAGACTGCTGATGCATACGCAAGCATCGAAAGTTTGATGGGCAGTCTATTCACCAAGTATCCAAGCGTTGAAGTTGCGCCTGATGTTACAGGACGGGGCGACCTAATCCTGACAAAAGAATTGAGCAACAACTTTCTAAAAACTTGTCGCTCACAGATTGAGAATGCCGCCCGGATGGCCCTCATCTACACGCACTCTTTCCTAAAGCTTGCACCACGAGAGAGCAACGCTCTCCTTGGTAAAATTGCGATGAGGGCTGTCCCGCCGTGGCAAGTCATTCTTGATAGAGACGCTGCCGCCTGGGAGGATAGCCGATTTATAGGCCACGTTTATTACATCAGCGTTGATGAAGCAACTGAAAAGTTTGGCGCCAAGAAGTGGCACGGCAGTGGTCAGCGAGATTACTTCACAGATAGCGAGCGCAATACCGACCGCAGTTACCGCAGTTATGGTGACAGTGCCGATCTGCCTAACGAATACCTCTATATTGAAATTGTCGAGATGTATGACTTCATCAACAATGAGCTCCTCTTTTGGTCTTCAGCGTGGAAGAGTGGCGAAGAACTTCTTGAGCGTGCAGCAATTCCAGTCCTGACCTTTGACGGGCGGCCGATGAGCAACATCGTCCCCTTCTACTTTGCCCGTCGTCCTGACCGTCCGATGGAAGGCTACAGCGCCCTTGGGCGTGTTTATGACCAGTGCTTCGAGAAGAATATCCTCCGCACCTTCTGGGCTAATGCCGTCCGTCGTGACAGCCGCCAGTTCATCTACAAAGAGGGCGCCTTTGATGATGAAGCGCTTGCCAAGATCACCAGCGGCGTTGATGGTGCCATGATTCCCGTCGACAATGATACCATCAGCGGTCTCATAGATGTTGTCCCAGTTGTGCCCATCAGCTCGAACCACGCCGCTTACCTCAACTACATCGAGCAGGACCTGCAGAAAGGCAGTCTAACTGCGGGCTTCACGCGTGGTGAAGCAAGCCGTGCCACCGCCACTGAAGTGACAGCCCTCATGCAATATACGGCGAGTGAGCTTGGTAAAATGGCAAGGGACCGTGATGCAACAATTGAACAAGCTGTTCTTCTATATATTCGTATGTTGCTTCCTCTCATTGATGACAAAGAAAAGCTTGTCATTGCAACAACTGAAGGTGCAAAGGTTCTAACCTCCCAGAAGATTGACGCAGACTGGACGTTCTATGCAACAGACGGTGGATCGACGCCAATGACTGATGCTCTGCGCAAACAACAAATCACAGGTCTCATTCCAATTCTGATTCAGCTTGGAATCCCAATGGCTGCAATCAAAGATGAACTGATAAAACTCTTCGAGCTCCCAGTCACATTTTCAGAAGTTGCACCAGCAGCTCCCACCTCCACCTCCACCATAGGTAATACCTTAGCAGGACCGCCAGCGCCTGAAGCGGTTGTATCAAATGCCATTGGAGGCGTTTGATGCCACTTCGCGATTTTCATTGTGACGAGCACGGCGTCTTTGAGGATTTAGTTCATTATTCAGTGACCGATATGCCTTGCCCAAAGTGCAGCCAATTGTCGAAAGTAAAGTTATCAGCGCCGGCTCGGACATCAACCTTATGGAACTCGGGATGGAATAGTGGTCTCAGCAATAATGGCTTTTATTCTGTCAGCGCTGGTCACCGAGTCTCTGACAAGCGTGAAGAAGAGAAGATAATGAACAGTCGCGGATTTGTCAATGAGAAAGATCTTGGCGGCGAAAGCTTCTACGAAGGATATATGAATAAAGCGCAGACTGATCGCGAACATTTAGACGCTGAGGCTGCGCGTTATCGTGGTAACCTGGCGCAGTTTGACGGAGATAAAGTGCGCGCCGTCACAGAAACTTGGAATGCTAAGGATATGTTAGAACAAGCTGCAGCTCATGACGCTGCAAAAGGAATAGACACATGACACCTGATGAGAAGATGGATTTAGAAAGTATGCGGACCGAAGCGATGACGCGCCAGGGCGACATTGAGGAATCTGAGGACGAGATCTACGCCGCCTCCTCACCAAAAGGCAAGTTTAGCGGCAAAGCTCTAAACGTGCTTGTCGACGCAACAAACCGTCTCATCCCGCTCTTCGGTCTTGATGACAAGTATGACCGTTTCAGCACTGAAATGATTGAGTCCCTCCCTCCAGAGTTTATGCGCCTCCTCTCCATGTTCAGCAAAGCAATGTCTGATGCAGTTGAAGAGGGAATCCTGCCTGAGGACGCAACAATCGACATGAAGATTGTGGTTGATGACAACGGATTACAGGCACTTGCCGGTCGCCTTGGAATGGCAGCGAAGAGCCCTGGTTTCAAGCGCTTCCTCCTTCGCAAAAAGAGTGAATCTGCTCCTGAAGCGGAAGCCGAAGCCGATGAAGCCCCCTCAGATGAGATGGGCCCTGAAGAAATGGACAAACTAATGAAGGAAAGGATGTAACATGTCAATCACAGCAGCCACGCCAGGGCTTAGCCCCTCGGCACCTGCACAGACCGCTTCCAGCACCACTGGCGCGCCCGTGCAGACACAGAATACGGGAATCAATGGGGCACAACCACCATCAGGTGAGGCACCAGCAGCGAGCACTGCAGAGGGGGCAGAAGAGGACCTCTCCATGAGCCTTGATGAGCTTGTTGGGAGTCAATATGACGACCATCCTGAGCTCAAAGGCGGTCACAAGGGCTTGCCTGACTACAAGAAGATCCTTGAGCACCTTCCAGAGAATGGGCGCAAGCTTCTTGGCAACCTGCGTGCAAGCTACACCACAAAGACGCAGGAACTTGCTGATGCACGCCGCGAACTCGAGGCCGAGAGGGCCCAGCTCGTGCGTGACCGTCAGCTTATGACCGAGAGTGAGTGGGCGCAGGGCGTTCGTGCTCAGGCTGCGGCTCCACTCCAGCACGATGCTTGGAGCGATGAGGGACTCCAGGAACGGATCAACAAGCAGGCTGCTGAGATGATGCAGAAGATGCTCACTCCCCTCCAGCAGGACCTTGAGGCCCAGCGTCGCCAGGTTTCACTCGACAGTTTCAAGGCCCAGCATCCTGATCTGATTTCAGACGACATCCGTATGCCGGTTGCAAGGATGCTGATGGAGCGTCCTGAGCTCAAACTCGAGGATGCCTACTTCATTGTGAAAGGCCAGGTAAGTCGTCAGCAGACTGATGCCGTGAAGCAGATCCAGCGTGAGACGCTGAAGAAGACAAGCACCGGGACCGCTGTCCGCAACGGTGAACCGCCGAAGTTCAAGGATGCGTGGACTGCTTAACAGTTGCATCGTGCCAATGGAACAAAGTAATTTACAAAAATATGTGGGAACAATGACA